AATCGTTCTTTGTTCCGGAAATCTTGTGTGGTTTGGGTAACTATCAAGGATTGCTTGATAGTTGTTGAATCCCATTGCGCTTGCACACGGTCACTCCCCTGCGAGTCGCCGAGGGCATAGACCAACCCAACGACCAGCGCTACTGCTGCTGCATACAGCGCCAGGCGGTATTGAGTAGGGATAAGGTTGAGCGGGCTCACTTGTTGCCACCACTGACATTTATCACGCGATCCTCAAGCAACTTGATCGCCTCGGCGCCCATATACCCGGCCATTCCGGAGACTATGGCGGCCATCGGTCCGGATAGCGCATATTCAACAGACAGCAACCAGAACATAAGACCGGCAAAAGCTGATACAGCCAAGTGCATGATCATTGCCGCAAATCTGAATACCTTGCCTTTCTGCACCTGCCTGAGATAACCGACCGTGCCGCCCCATAGGGCGGTGATCATTGGCAACCAGTATTGAACAAATTCTTTTTCCGGCATTGCTTTCCCTTTCTACCGTCTATGCGGCTACTTTAATGATCAAACGAAACACACTGGCCGACCATCACCAACGCGGGTGAACAGCTCACCGGTGACCGGACTCACTGAAAAATTAGGGGATTGCGGGACTTCCGAGCCGTTGTATAAAAACGTTGCTGGATAGAGTGCAGCGTCTGCGACCTGGCCGCAGACATGAGCGAAGGCATATTGATCGTAGGCGCCAATGGAGGTTCCGGTGGCATTGGCTAGCGCGACGGCACGATGCCCCCGCGCAATACAATTTACGACCAGCCCCCGAGGGGCGGCAGGCGTGGTGACTGTCCAGGTACTGTTCACCCCGTCCTTGACCTCGACAACGCGGACGCGGGCGGTTTCCCGTCCAGCTATTTTCAGATAGTCGAAATACTCTATTTCCTGGTGCCCGATGATGTCCGCGTACTCTTCCGTCGCCCGAGTCGTCGTTGTCGCGGTCTTGCGCTCATACCAGCTCTCGGCGCGGACCAGCGTATCGTCATGGCCGACAAAATAGCCAATGCACTTCCATGATCGAAAATATTCGACTTGGTTTTCGGTATAGCCGACATAGTATTTTTCTGGGCCGGAAACAAAACTTCCCGTATTAACGTTCCAGCCATAGTGGTAGTCATCGTCATCCGCAGGAACGGTTGGGGTTGGGTATGCAACGCTGTCCGCCTGCGTACCATACGTCGTGAGGAACCCCGTTGACGATGGCCCCCATGATCCGCTATCTGTGCCATCCTGCCCGCTGCCCTCAACGACTGACCAAGCGGTATAGCCAATCGGAGTACGGTAGAGTCTATGCCGCACAAAGCGCGACCATGTTGCCGTCGACGACAGCGGCACGGATTCGCTTCCTGATAGGCCGGTGATGTCGCTATCAATCAGCCGTGACACCGTTGCCGCCAGCGTTTCATCGATGACGCTGCCAGTGATGGTGATGCTGAAGGCCCAAAATGGTGTATCCGTACCAGCGCCGAACATGTTGTAAACCATGTAACGCCCGGTTGATGATACGGTTCTGCCCATCGCGTAAAGTGTCGGCGGGGATGAAACGAAGCCGGGGGCTGGAATGTCGACATCAAGCCGCTTGACCATGACGCCAGCGACCACATGCCAAACCTCGATTTTTGTCGGCACGAAGCCGGTAAAAAGAACCTTAATTCGCCACGGCTTGTTGTCGTCATCAATCAGCGTGTCGTAGGAGCCGCCGAATCGGGCAATACCGGACTCGATGAAATAATTCAGCCAGGTCATGCCTTCGGCCTGCTCGTCCGGCGTCGTTGTCGCCGCGGCAATGCCGGGTATCTGATAACGCTGGCAGATGCCCGAGCGCCAACTGGACGCACCAGTCAGACTGACCGGGTAGGCAATGGCGTGCGAGAGGTCGCCATTATCAAAATTGATCACCTCGCCAGTCGGTGAGGTCAGCGTGCAGCGGGTATCGGACACCTGCTGCAATTTGCCATGCCACGGCCAGCCAATTTTGGTAATCCGGTCCAGCCCGACATTCCAGGACTTGATCGTTTTCATATGGGCTGCTGGTAAATGATTTCGACGACGGCGCTATTGGCATCGGTAAAGCGCATTTTCTGGACGGGCTGAATGACCAGCGACATGAATCCGTCGGTCGTCGTCAGTATCGTCTGGGTATAAAACAGCCGGTCGGTAAAAGCGGTTTCGGTCAATGGGCTAGCGATGCCACCACCCGCCCCAGAGATACCAGACGTCGGCAAGGCCGAGCCAGTACGGGCCGGGATGGCCGGCAATGCAGGCGGATCAGACAGCACGGCATCGCGCCGCGTGGTATAGCCGGCGCCCTCGGACAAGGCAGCAAGCGCAGCAGTCAAATCCTTGGCCACGTCAAGATTCCAGTAGGCTGTTAGTCGTTAGCGAAACATCGGTATAGACCGCAGCGGCCAGCGCGCCGGTCAACACCCGCAGATGAATTTCCTTGGCGTTCGCCGAGCCGCCCAGCACGGACGCACCGAGATCAATCGCCGCGCCTGGTGTTGCCGAATCAAGGCCGCCGGCGCTTGTCGCCAAGCTGACGGCGCTGGCCGGAACCCCTGACCCGGTCGCCGAATCGACCAGCGACACCAGCACGTTGCTCGTGCCATCGGCGGCCGCGAAGGTCTTGCCAGCCGTGCCAGAGCCTAGATAAATAATTCGGTCGTCAGCGGCAAAGCTGCCATCGGCGGCGCGCATGAATGATAGGCCGGCCAATGGTGTAGTTAGGCCAGCGTCAGAGAAGAATTTAAGCGTAGTAGCCATGTCAGCCTATCGTGATGGTGAAAAGGTCTTCGGCAATCGTTGCATTGACCGTGCGATCAATGGCTACGACCGCCCGCTGGCGCTCGAATGCCTCAACCTCCGGGAAGGTGACGGTGATCTCCTGCGTGCCACCGTAGGCGCCGTCATAAGTCACGATGGGCGGAAATAGCCCGGCGGTGATGCCGTCACCGCTGGCGGTGCTGGTCGTTGACACATCCTCGGGGTGATCGCTGCCGACACCCAGCACCGAGCTGATTGCCAGTTCAACTTGCGAGATCGCCTGCGCGCTGGCCGCATCCATCCGGTGAATTACCCGGCGTACCTTGCCCCGCGTCGCCAGGCCGCCAGCCGATACGGCAATTGTCTTGTCGAGGTCGATTGCCGGGTTGAGTGGCACGTCAAAGCTAACCGAGCTGCCGCGATGACTGCCGGCAATCTTTACTTTCGCGACATCGATCAGCGCTTCCATTGCCGCATCGGCGGCCAGCCTATCGGTCTTGCTGGTGGCCGGGATCGTCGCAGCGGTGGTTGATCCTGGCGTGATCGTGGCCAGTGCCAGCGGCGGATTGCTGACGAGTGCAGACTGATAGAGGACAGCACTGGATTCGGCGGCGGTCACGTCAGGCACTTCTGCCGATAGGGCGTCGCTCATTGTTTCGGCCAGCGGCCCAAGTCGCTCGACGCTGCCCGCCGCCTCGACCGTGATGGTGTAGCGCTCGTCGACGTATTGGGCATAGCGAAACGAGACAACGCCTTCGAACCCAAGACACAGCAGCGGGTCGGTTGTCGAGTTTGGAATCCACACCCCGGATGAGTCAGGCAGGATCACCGCAGTGGTCGGCAGTGCCGTCCATGTCATGCTGTCGATAGCCCCACCGGCGGCGCTGATCGCCGACTCGACAGCCGAGCGAACCAGAAAATTACCGCCGTCCCGAATCCAGTAAGGCAAGGAACTACCGAAGTCGGTCATGATGTCATAAGCGATCTGATGACCCTCGCCCTTGATCTTTGGGACGCGGTAGCCGAAATTAACCACCACCCGATTCACGACGCCGGAACGGTCGGCAATCTGCGTGGACAGTGAGCCACTGAGCACGGTTGTCTCGTCATAGCTGATGTCGGGCGTCACCTTGGCCGCCCACGGCGTCAGGCGTAACGCGCCATAGGCGGAGCGATCAACCGATGCCGTTACCGTCGATAGGCGGTCATTGAACTGGCCCCAGGCATTTGCGCCCTCATCGAAAATGGCCGGCGAATAACGCCCGCCGACCAGCGCTTCGATTTGCGCCAGACTCATGCGGGCAATGATCGCCTGCAGATCATCCATGCAGGCCAGCTTGACGGTGTGCAGATCGAGATCAATGGCCGGGCGATCCACCACCCCGGAAAAAAGTAGCATGGCATTCGTCGCGATGCCGGTACTCATGTCGGCAAACCATATCTGCACCGGCCGGCCCGTCCACGATGACAGATCAACCGCGCCGGGCGGGAGGCGCAAGGTCAGATCAACGACACGGGCAGCGCCTTCTTCGGCGTCAATGTCGATGCCGCCAATAATATTGTCGGTTACGTCGACACCGGCCAGGGCGACGACAACACCCCAGACCGCGGCCGATGTTTGGCCGTCAGCAACCGGCTGCACGCCGCTGGCGACGGCTGTTGGCAGTACCGATACCGTCAAGCCGACCGTAGCCGCAGCGACCGGGGCAACCGTAAAGGTGAGCGGTAGGGTGATAACCACCGGGGCGGGTGAGGCGGCGAATTTCCCGGCGGCAGTGATGGCGATGATGCCGGCGCCGTAGGGAATAATATCCACCCAGTCGGTCGTACTGATGCCGGCCTCGTTGGCCCAGGTAGCGCCGATACCGGTTGCGGAACTGGAGACGCTGAAGCCGCTGCCCACCGCATTTTTGGCAATGAACTTACCGGCGGCCCAGATTACCTTGTCCCACGATCGAGTGTAGAGCATGCCCTCAGTATTTGCCCAGGTGCCAAGCCCGGTTGCCGATGTTGCAACGGATTTGGAGCTGGTGGCGACGGCGACTAATGTGCTGCCGTTCCAGGCAACTGACTGAAAATCACCAGCCCCCCGAGTGCCGGTCCCCGTCGCCCACGAAAGGCCATCTGTGGAGGTGTAAATCGCGGATGATGACGTGTTAAAAACAAGCGCCTGACTCCCCATCCACACCAGTGTGCTGGGAACAATATTGCCACCGGCCGGAAAACTGCCGGTCGTTGTTGCCCAACTACTTCCGGCTGTCGACGTGTGCATCCGGTTTGACGCCGCCGCGATAAATCGTGCCCCGGTCCAGATCACCCTCACAACAAAGACACTGCTTGACATCTCGAGAATGACCTTCGTCCACGCCGATCCGTCAGTCGACCACCATGCACAGGAATAGGTGCCGTCATTTCCGACGGCGACAAATACCCCGCCACCGAAGGCTATTGACTTGGCGAAACCAGTCGCAATCCCCGGCAAGGTGGCGCTCGCCCAGGTGTTACCACCATCGGCAGTGTATTTGACGGAGGACGAACCAACGCAAACAATCAGCTGATTGCCATCGCTGGCCACGGCCTTCAGTGCAGCCGATGGGTAACCGGGCAGGTTTTGTTCAACAACCGGGATCGTCATTAAACTTCCTCGGCCGTGAGTTCCCAACCGAAGCCGGTACGCGTTGGGCGTTGCACATAGACATTAAATATAGGGAAGTAGCCGATCTGATACGCCGTCGCGCCGCTAACCGAAGCCACGGTTGCAACATCGCCAGCCATTGTTACCGGCGTCGACACGGTCGATCCGTTGGCCATTTCGGCCAGCCCCCATGGCGCATGTCCGGCATCGGTTCGATAGCCGCCGGCTAATAGAGTGGCTTGCCGTGTCGCAAAATTCGCCGGCAGACTCTCAGGGTGAATGCACCGCATCACATGTTGCTGCGTCACGTCGATTGATTGCAGGCCGGACGGAACCCATCCACTGGCCGAAGTCACAATGCGCGTTCTGGCGTATGTCATCTGCTTGATGCCGCGCCCTGATACTGCGCGCAGAATCGACTCAGGGCCGATGGGCTCATAGCTTTGGTCAAAATCGAGATGCGCCAAAGCGGGCAGTTTGAAGCTGCCCAGTTCGAAAATCTTCACCGACGACCTCCTTTGCGCAGCGCTTCCCGACTGACGTAGGCTTTAATCTGATCAACAACGCCGGCCGATGCGTTCATGGCAAAGCGATTACCGTCAATTGACAGATTGACCGTTGATCCGCTTGATTGACTAGACCCGCCAACTATCCCTCCGTTGGCAAATTTTGGAAGTTGCAGAGAGTTGATGCGGTGCACAAGATTTTCGCCGTAATAAGCCACGGCTCTATTTCTTATAATTCCCTCCCCGTTCGATAGTCTGGCCAAAATTGAATCTGAAGTTCCTGTTCCTGCGCCACGGATGATTCCGCCACCTGCAAAGGCAGGAACCTCGGCCGGAGCTGCGCCGCCAGTTACAGTCTGCACCGTGACGGTGATTGTCTTGTCTTGAATCTCAGCCAGTTGCGCCTGAAGTCCTTTGATGGCGGTGGCGGCTTTCGTAATGTCGACCTGCACTTCAAGTGATCGCGCCTTTGTTTCTAGATCATCAAGTTGCTGCTGTAGGCCATTGAGCAACTTGGCCTGATCCTCACCCCGCGCTTTGGCCTCGCCTGCCTTCTTGGTGTCCAATGCCGCACCGGCTTCTTGATTCTTTGCAAGGTCGTTGCTAATGCTTTCAATGCTGGATATGTCGCCAATTTCCTGAGCCAGTTGCAAGGCTTCTTTAAGGCGCTTTTCAGCCACTAGAGCGGCGGCGTCATACTTCTTGATGTCACCTTGCAGGGCAGCCATGCGCGCTTTAGCTGCTTCATAGCTGCCCTGTCCTTGCAAGTCGGTCATGCGCGATGCTTTGGCGGCTAATTTGTCTTCATCAGAGGCACCATTTAAGCCGACACTGAACGCGTATTTGTTGCCCTCATCGCGGAAATCTGTCGCCTTCTGAATCTTTTCTTTGGCTGCGTTGGCGTACTTTTCAACCTCGGATAATGAATCCTTCCATGCGGCGCGAACAGCATCAACAAGCCGTTTCTGGTCGGCAATGCGGGAATCAATATTGGCTTTGTCTTTTGCGGCCACATTGTCGGAAGCGGTCCCGGCCTCATAGGATTTGAGCTTTTCGAGCTTGATTGTCTCGTCGGCCAACTGTTGCTCTAGCTGCTTGCGTTTCCGAGCCGTGTCGACAGTTGCTTCAATAGCTTTAACCTGCCCGGTTAATGGCTTCTGCAGAATCGCGTCAATGTCATCACCAAGTGACTTCCAGATCGCCTTGGCACCTTGGAAATTTCCAGATAGCGCCGAAGTTGCCATCGCCGCATAAGCAGCAAGTCCGGTGCCGAGGATTTTTATTAGACGGTATGACCCGTCAATGCCGGCCATCATCGTTTTAAGCAGCGTTGTGAATGCTGTTACTGCCGGGCCAGCTTCTTTAAATTCATCGGCAATCGAATTAATTGCAGACGCGAGCGCAGTAGTCCCGCCAGCCGCCTGATCCGTGGCGCCGACAAAAACGAGAAACTCGTTTCTTAGGTTGGTGAATGCCTGACCAACCGTAACTGGCATCTTTGCAAAGTCGTCATTGATCTGGTCTGCCATCTTTTGAATGGCGCCAGTCACCACTTCGGCGGTTAGCTTTCCTTCCTCGCCCCACTTGCGAAGCTCGCCAACGCTTATACCAAGCCCGTCTGCAATCGCCTGTGCAAGCGGCAAGGCGTTTTCGAGAACAGATCGCAGTTCATCGCCACTTAGCCGGCCAGAAGCCAAGCCCTGGCCGAACTGATATAAGCCGGCAGCAGAAGTTTCTGCCGTGTTTCCAGAGGTTGCAATTGCTTTATTGACCAAGGTCAGGAACCCGACCGCTTCCCTAGAGGATAGGCCAACGGCTTTTAGTGGGTTTGAAAGCTTTGCATAGGTCTGCACAGTTTCCTCAAGACCTGCACGCGAGTCTTTCGCGGAGTCCTTAAGCATTTCAAATACATTGGCAAAATCGCCAGTGTATTGAGTCGCCAGTTTAAGTTTTCCGACCATCTGGCCGTAAGCGTCAGCTAGCTGAACAATCTCAGCCGCACCAAGGCCAATTCCGGCAAACGACAACGCACCCGCAGCAACTGACTGCAGCGAGGTGAATTGTTTTTCCAACCCCCCTAACTCTTTGGCGACACCAGCAAAACCAACGGCATTTGCCCGTATTAGTAACTCAATCGGACTTGCCATTGTTTGCGACCTCCAAAGCTATTAGATAAATTCCCCACGGATACGACCAAATACCAGAATGACCATGAGAAACTAGGGCGCAGGCATTGCGCTCGATGGCGACTCTTGAAGACCGGACATCAGCTCTCGAATGTTTGCCACCTGGGCGGCCTGCACGACCGCCCGCAGCCGGAAAAAATGCGGGTTCATTTTCTTGCAGAGTTCGGCGAGTGGTTCAAGCGCCGAAGGTCCAAACTGCGCTAACCATTCCTCGCCGGCATCCGACATCAATGCAATATCGGCGAGCGTTACGTCAGCAAATAGCGAATCTCCTGCAGGATCAATCTTGCGCGTGCCGTTCTCGATGCTCATGATCCATGCGCGAACATCCATCACCGTCAATTCCTTAACGGTGATTTCCTTGTCGCTAACGATGACGCTTGCCGTCATGACTTAGGACTCGTTTTCGCCGCTGATGTACTGGCTGATGCCGGCAGCAACAATGGTGGCATCCTTCTGGATGCTGAGACTGAGTTGCAGGGTGCCGAAGTCGTCGCCGATTTCGCTGATCTGCTGCGCGACGCCGAGTTTTGCTTTGTAAATCCGGCGCGTGGCGACCTTTCCATTGACCTGATTGACGCCCTCGAAAAATATGGAGACTTCCGGTGAGGAACTGATCAGCGCCTGAATATCGGCCGATACCTTTGGCGTGTAATCAATCGTGATGGCATCGCCGTCGACTACGGTAGCGGTGCTGATCGTGGCAGCAATCGTGATGCCGCCAGCGGATACCGTGTAATCGCTTGTCGAGACTACGGTAGCGCCCTTTTTGACGACCGGAGCAATCGCGGTATTGATGATGCGGTTGGCCGGGATGAATGCGCCAGCATTGATCACATGCGCTTCGCCAACGATGGCGGTGGCGGCCAGTGCTGCCGTAGTACCCCATAGCGCCAGGGCGAGGTTAGACGCCTTGAAGTCGCGCAGGTCCATCTGACCGTCGACGGTATTGACGCGAGTCACTGAGTCCGCAGTGCCGCCGGCCGGGTCTTGATAGTTTTTCAGTTCCTTCTTTTCTTCCGAAAAGCTGTACTGAAAGACGCTGGCGTTACCCACGTCGACAAATTTACGGGCGGCGAACGTAGCGCCGGAGCTATAAAGGGCAAGTTTGATCTTGCCGGTGCCGATAAAACCTGACATTTTTTATTCCTTCTCGACTTTACCCGGCTGATCAGAGCGCAGGTGATAGATGCACTTAAACGGGATGCGCCAGCCGCCAACCGGCTTTTGCAGGGATTCGGTATCAACCACGTAATCGGCATTGCCACGGACCAGGCCACGCGTCAGCAGGCCGCCAAGCGTGCGGGCCCCGACACTGCCGACCAGCGCCGATTCGGTGTCGTGGTGCAACTCGCCAACGGCCGAACGAAAGCCGGTGGTGCCGGTCATCAGGCAGGCGAAAACGACAAAGCTGAGGTGGTGCGTTTCTTCGACCGGGAAGAAGCCGGATTCAGCAACAACCTCGTCGCTGATGTCCTCGACGACCAGGGCCGGCAGATCGGTTTCGGCCAGGCTGTGCATGGGCTGGAAAAACACCCGGCCGGACACGCCGGGAACCGTGGCCAGTTGCGCTTCAAGCGCGGCCAGAATGCGGTCGGCGACGTGTTGGGTCATTGCTTTTCCAGCTGCAAGCGATCCATGCCGGTGCCGTCCGGCTCAACCTTGGCCACCGTGTAAAAGGCAGCACCAACCACCAGCGTTTGCCCTTGTGAGGCAGCGGCGGCGGATGGCAGGAGAAAGACCGGATTGGTGCCGGAAACCATGCCAAACGCTTCGGCGGCCTGGTTGTCGAAAATCCCGCGCACCGCCGCGCCGTCCAGGGTGGCATTTACCCCGAAGTCAGCGAACAGTGGCGCGAAGGATTCGACGAAGGCCATTATTCCGCCTTGGCTTTCGGGACGCGTGCCGCCTTGGCTTTCGGGACGCGTGCCGCCTTGGCTTTCGGCTCGGTGGCTTCAGCCTCGATGTACTCGGCCCGCTTCAGGCTGACCGCGTAAGCGGCGTCGGCGACCGGAAGGTCGATGACCTCGCCAGCCTCGACGCGCTTGCCGTGCGCCATGAATGCGGTGATGACTTTGATTTCCATGATGTGCTTTCGCGGCAGGCGGGGATTGCTCCCCGCCTTGGCCTATCAGGTGATCGTGCCAACGACGGAGAAGGCGCCCGGCACGCGGACACCAACGTCGCAGGTGTAGAAGGCGCGGATGCCGGTGATGCCGGCGGCAAAGTTGGCGTAAGGATTGACGTCGATTTCCAGCACGCCCCATTCGGCCAGAATGACCTGGCTGAAGTCGCCGAAGATCATGGTGGCGGCGGCGATGTTGTTGGAGGTGTGAGCCTGGTAGCCTTCGACATTGCCGTCGAGAATGTTGCCGTTCCACAGCGTCTTCGAATCGGTCGAGGCGATGCGGGCGCGCTGGGCGAGCAGGCCGGCAACACCCGGGGTGGTGACGTAGCGGCAGTTGGCATTCAGCGCGTTGGCGCCGGCGACATCAGTCTGGCACTCGATCAGGCCAGCCAAGCCAAGCGTGGTGCCGGTGACGGCCCCCACGTTGGAGGTGCCGGTGATGCCGGTCGGCTGCTCAGTACCGGTGCCGCCGAAGATCGCGGCATCGATGGCGACGCCGAGCTGCATGGCGAGGTCTTCCATAATGAATAGATCGGCATCCGGCGTCGATTGCAGCAGGAGTTGACGGGTCACTTCGGTGTAGGCGCCCAGGTTGTTCGGACGCAGTTGCAGCAAGCCGATAGTCTGTTGCGATTCGGTGATCGCGGTCGATTCGGAAGACAGCCAGTACCCGGTCGCGCCGCCGGTGTGCTTGGTGATGTCGG